CCATTAAACCTAAAGAAAGGGAGTAAAACGAAGAAGACGGCCCGCTCTGCGACCAGAGCTTTGGTAATTGTATGATCAGGGTGTGCAATCCAGGCATCTCTTAATAGTTTTCCTTCTTTTTCTTCAATTTCATTTGTACCAAGGGCATTTGCATAGTATCCGAGAGCAAGATCATGTCTTTCTTCGTCTCTAACATTGTCCTCTAGTAATTTTCTAGCGTTATCGGGAACAGTCTTTTCAAGACCTTCCGTAATAAAGGCACCGACTGGTAGCTCCAGATGACGTGCAGCGAGCGCACGCCTAATAACGTCTTCTGATCCATCTTTCAACACTCCGACGGTGGGTTTTACGGGGGACCATTTGCGTTTACGGTCCAGTAGTTTATCATAAGGATGTT